ATATGCTCACACCTTTGGATAGGTTTAATGATGTTAATTCCTACATATACAACGGTATAGGTGGATGGGCAATACCTTCACACTACGCACTTGCGTGGATAGCCAAGCAGATTCAAAAACCCGAATTTATTGAAAATACAAAAAATAATAAAGCATATAAATGGGAGGATATGATAAGATCATATTGGAGTTCTACTTTGCTGGGAGTAAATAACCACCAACTTATTATGGCATACATTCAAGACTTTGACACAAAATTCGTTAGTGTGTGTCCTATTACTCGTAGGCGCCACTGGACTAGACCGGTACGTTTTGTAAAAATAAGCCCGGAGGTTTGACATATACATATTATAGTGTATAATTAGTTAGTGAGCCTTTATTATGGAGTTATTATGGAAGAAAACAATACATCAAAATTTAGAAAAGTACCAGTAGATCAAAACAAAAGAGGACTTAAAAAAACCTTTAGTATGGTGCAGAGTTTTGCCGTTGCATTAGCATCAAGGGGTGTAAACAACAAAAAAGTCAACAAACCAATCAAACAACTTAGAGTCTTGAGTTGCTTTGGCAATGAAAGTGTTGGTGGAGAACTTCCTCCTTGTGAATATTTAGAACAAAGTAAGATTGATGATACAAAACATATTTGTGGTGGTTGTGGGTGTGGAGACCGAGAACAAACATTCTTAGTGCCAAAAGCAGACGAATATGGAAAATTAGATTATCCAAAACTTGCATGTCCTCTACAGATGCCAGGATTTACAGACTACATTGTCAGTACACCTGATGAGGCAGATGAACCTGTGACTCGTAAATATTACATTGAGAATATTGATTATGAATCAATTAAAAACTTAGATGTTACTATCGGAGAACAGGAAAATCCAAATGAAGATAACAGACGCCATCAAGAACCACAACAGAAGAAGTCGTAGAAGACAAGAAAACAAACAGAAAATAAATAAATCAATTTCTGTTTGTTATACCGTTAGAAACAGAACCAACTTACAAAGCAAATATGGACCTTTAAGGTTATTAAAAAATTCTATAAATTCTGTTGTCAAAGCAAGTATGGATATTAATTTTGAAATTGTAATTAGTGATTGGCAGTCCACAGATACCAATTATAGTTGGATTCCTAAAAATACCAAATTAATACCGATACATAAAGATAAATTTTCATTAGGAGAGGGGCGGAACATTTCTGCCAGAAATGCAAGATATAGTAATTTATTGTTTCTAGATGCAGATATGCTTATTGATTCTGAATTTTTAAGAAGATGTTTTAAATATCTGTCTGTTGGTAAAAGTTACTTTCCCTATCCGTGGTGTGTTTCCGAAAAGGATAAAGATAAATCTGAAAGTTTTTTGGGTAAAAGAAAACCGTGGAATAATGACAGAACGACAAATACATATACCGACCATTTCAAAAGTGGATGGTGTATGGGTGCTGGAAATTGTTGTACAACAAAAAACCAATGGAATGGCGCGGGCAAGTGGCCAGAATATACTTCGTGGGGGAACGAAGATACTCATTTCCGCAGGGCTTTACAAAAAAAGTATAAAATTATTAGAGAAAAAGATGATGGATTGGTTCATCAGTGGCACCCCTCTTCAAGAAATGCGTGGGGCAAGAAACAATAATAAAGCCAATTACCCCACTCCTATATCTTTATACATATAATGCAAGATATAGGAGTTTTTCATGGCAAAATTAGCATCCAGAGATGATATAATTGATTATTCTTTGAGGAAATTGGGTTCACCAGTTGTTGATGTCAATGTAGATAGACAACAATGTGAAGACCGATTAGACGAAGCATTAGAACTTTTTGCTGAATACCATTCAGATGGTGCAGAAAAGGAACTGTTCGCATATAAAATCACTGCAACAGATACATCAAGAAAATATGTCGATGTAGAGGCTATTGGCGAACCAATTGGTGCAACTGGTGGTAGAATTACCGGCAAAGATATTTTAAATGTTGTAAAAATACACCAATTTGGAGAATTTGCAAATATCAATATGTTTGATGTTCGATACCAAATGGCACTTATGGACTACTTTGGAGTGAACCGAGGTCTTGGATTTAATTCATCTATGGGTTTGGCACGATATGATTCTACTAAACGATATATCAACATGATTCAAGATTTCTTTCAACCAGAAAAACAAATTCGGTTCAACAAAGTAACGAACAAATTAAACATTGACGGAGATTGGACTAACGATATCGTTGAGGGTAGATATTTCCTAATTGAAGCATATGTTAAGATAGAATCTTCTCAATTTTCAGAAGTATTTAATGATATATGGTTAAAGAGATATGTGACCGCACAAATTAAAAAACAATGGGGTGCGAATATGTCTAAATTTGAAGGAGTTCAATTGCCGGGAGGGGTTTCTTTACGAGGAGATGCCATTTCATCTGAAGCAAATGAAGAACTTCAAAAACTTGAAGAAGAATTACGATTAACTTACGAATACCCAATTGATTTTATGACAGGATAATAAATGGCCCGAAATCCTTATTTTAAAGACTACACCGGCGAACAGGATATAGTAGAAGAACTAACTATCGAAACCATAAAAACTATGGGTAGAGATATGGTCTATATTCCTAGAACCCTTATTAACAAGGATGAATTATTCGGGGAAGATAATATTTCTAAATTTGACGATGGTTATGAAGTTGAAATGTATATTCAGTCTGTTGATGGATTTGAGGGAGAAGGAGATGTCCTTGCAAAATTCGGCATTCAAATAAAAGATAAAATAGAACTTATCGTTTCCAGAAAACGATTTGAAGAAGCAGTAGGTTCATATGAAAATATAACAAGACCAAAAGAGGGGGACTTAATATTCTTTCCTCTAAGTAATACACTGTTTGAAATTAACTTTGTAGAACACGAAAATCCTTTCTATTCTTTGGGTAAACTCTTTACCTATAGACTTTCTTGTGAGGTATTCACATACAGTCAAGAGGATATCGATACTGGATATAGTGAGATTGATAAGGTTCAAACTGAAAGAAAGAAATTTGCTATTGAATTGGATTTGGGTACAAGATTAAGTTCTTCTTCTTATGTAAATTACTTTGAAGGGGAAACAGTATATCAGGTTTTGGGTGTTACTGCTGCCGGTGCTACTCTCGGTAGTGCGAGTGCCACCGCTGTTGCCACAGATTGGAATGCAAGTACCACAACACTTACGGTCACAAATATTGTTGGTACTCTTTCAAATGCTACAGGACAATCCATCAAAGGTGCAGTATCAAATGCTGAATATGAACTCAGCACACAAACGACTACAACTATTATTATTCCACAAGAACCAGAAGATAATAAACCCATTGGAGATGCAGAAGACATAGAACTCTTTAGAGATATAGATGATATAGTGGACTTTACTGATACTGACCCATTTTCAGAAGGAAATTATTAATTTATGTTTACACAATTCTATAATGAAGCATTGAGAAAACTTGTTATTGGTTTTGGTTCGTTGTTTAATGATATTAAAGTTATCAGAAAGAATCCTGATGGTAGCACTAAAGAAACCATTCGTGTTCCATTATCTTATGGACCAAAAGAGAAGTTCTTGAGAAGGATTGAAGAGAGCAGTAGTATATCAAACACATCAAAGGTGCAGATTACTTTGCCTAGACTTGGGTTTGATATTACTGGTTTTGCATATGATTCATCAAGAAAAACAAATAAACTTAGAAGAAGAGAAAAAAAATCAACAGACGGAACATCCAATTCTTGGAATTATAATGAAGTTCCGTATATTGTGTCTTTTGGGCTTTATTCATTTACAAGAAATCAAGACGATAATCTTCAAATAATTGAACAAATTTTACCATACTTCTCTCCAGAGTTTGTGGTATCTTTTAATATGAATGATGTTAATAAGAGGGTAGATGTTCCTATTGTTCTTAATTCAGTATCTACAATAGATGATTATGAAGGGGATTTTGATACTAGAAGAAGTATTACTTCATCGTTTGAATTCTCTTCAAAAACATACATATATGGTCCAGTCAAGACAGGAAAAGTTATCCTTACATCGGAGGTTGATATATTCGGGAGTGCGGAGAAATTCAACTACCCTGTTACTGGAACGCATGACTTGAGAATAGGAATTACTGGCGGCTACACTGGAGAAGGTTACACGGCCGGTAATCAAATTTATGGTGAGTTCTATTATGAATGATAAAAAATCGGTGAATGAAAAACTATCCAAAGCACTTGATGTGGAATTTAAAACAGAAGAACCAAAGCAAATCGAGAAACCATCCCACATACGAGAAGTGGAAGTGGATGCCGTTGAC